TTGGTAATGATACCAAATCTGTTCAAAGGTCGTCGCGCCCGCGTTTGTGGGAAGGTTAATCCCTATCCACGACCGATCAGGATAATGAACAAAACTCACGTAATCCTGCAAACTCAAATCCTCAATGAATTTTAGCCGCGCCGCAAGATGATTGTCAATGTTTTCGGATATATCTTCCCCGGGTTCCAGTTCGCCGGAACGTATAGATGATGCCAGCGTCTTGATTCCAAATTTCGACCAGAAAGCCAGTTCATTCCCAAAATTAATAGTCGTGTTCGATCCTACAGCGCCTGGGATTGGATAATTCCCCGACATTTGATTCAACGTAGCATCGGTGTCCGTAGCCCATGTGATGATATTTCCCCGACACAACAACACCAAATTTCCTCGATAGACTCCCGCATCTAAAATCCGGTCTCCCTTACGGACGTAGGATTCCAATTGTATGTTGAACGGTGATGTGGCTATGAGCGATCCTGGCACCGTCCACGCCGTTGCGGTGTTTGCATTACGGAGACTGGAAGCGGTAACGCGCATCCTATCGGTACTGATCCCGAATCCCCAAAACCGTTCGTGGTGGGTGATACCATCCTTGAATATCGGCATATTCGCGTCGGTAGAAAGGGCGGCGACAGTTGTCCCGTTGTATCTCTGGTTCGTGTTGACCCCGTTCGTGATGATTGTGTCATACATGAAGTTATTGAAGTAACAGCGTCTATTCGTGGTAAGACCGCTTGTCAGTTCCGTTACGCTGTTGTCTGTATTTTTTTTGTAAACTCGGCCATCATCGGTGTTGAACAAAACTTCCTTTGTCCCAGACGCCGACATATATTCTCCCCATCCCAACGCCGTGCCATTGTTCGGAATGACCGTCACATTCAAACGTACATGGCCGTTGCGTTTGGCTGTGTTGCCGTCCTTGTCCACGGCGACATTGTCGTATATGACCGCAAACTCAGGAGCCATATTGGCCTCGGCGGCTTTAGTATTCCAGCCCTTCGTCGGCTTGACGATGAGTTCGGTTTGGTTGCGCGCTGTGACGGCAGGCATTATTCGTACCCCGGATAATCCGCAGGTAACTGCATTTGTCTCGATGTTTCATCGTCAGCCGCGCCGCCGCCTACATGCTCTGTACCCGTATCCTCATTTGTGATAAGCGTGTCCAGCATCTCATCATATTTATCCTTGAACGGTTTGGCGTCGAATCCGTCGTAATGAACCATTCGGGATAGGACACCATTGAGAAGCAAGGTATCGGGAAACGGACTTCTACCCGACGGGGATGTCAGATCAGTAAGAATTGTCGGATATTCTATCTCGTAAGAAATAGTGCTGACCGTAGGCCTGGGATCAAGATGGATTTTTGCGATCATGAGACCGGCATTTGATGTGGCAAATCCAAATCGCCTGTATGCGGTCGGTGTCCCGGTATTGGTTGACCAAGTCCTTGAGTCCCACAAACGCGGCGTGAGTTCTTTCAGGTGCCTGTTGTTCGTTGTGTCCCTCACCTTTCGTAGAGGCTTCATAAAATTAAGATTTGTCACGGCCGACATAATAAGAGTGCGGCTCCCCGCCGTGGATGTCATGGTGAAACTATCATTGGCAAAAAACCAATCGCCTTTCTCGAAGGCTTCCCCTTGGATTTCGTTGAACGCATCAATGATCTGTTGGACTTCGATGTCAGGGGTAGTGATCTGGCCTGTTGTAATTTCAGGCCCGCCTACCTCCCTCGAAACCCTGTTTGCCATAATCAACAGTGTTGAACTCATCGTCTACTCCTTCTCAAAAAGTGGGTCAGCGCGGGATTTGAACCCGCGCCTTCCCTTGTTGTCGTTGAAAAACGTCTATCGTCTGCCGAAAATCTCAACCGCGCCGACCTGGCCGGCACCTTTCGTTTCCAAAGCTCGCATGGTCGGAGACAGACTCAACGCAGTTGCGGAATCTGTGACAAGAACCGCTATGCGTTGTGATGTTACCGCGTTTGAATCTCTGGAAAGAACCAGAAGCTCACCAGCGGCAACAGTTCCGTTCGTGGAGAAAGTTACACCTGTCTCGTAACCGTGGACGGTTATCCAGCAATTGTGACCTGCTTCACAACGCGCCGGAGCAATACCCATAACAGACCTGTTCCAATAACCCGTATCCGAAGCCTTGTACTTGGGCATACCAGTATCACCAATCGTTGTATCTGGAATGATGATATTACCCATTGTCCAAGCCGCGCCACTGCTGTTATGGACATACATCAACGTCTTGTTTCGAGTTGTCCAGAAAGTCGTCGCGCCCGTACCATACCGCTGAGTGACCTTGACATCCCGAATCGAACCGAGAAGGTCTTTTGTATCTGCGGTACTGGACGTGTAATCACTTCCCCAAACATTGTTGCTTCCCGCATCGGCAGACGTAACCGTCAAAGAGGCCAATGCAAGAGCCACCAGACAAACAATCAAAGACTTTTTCATGGTTTCTCCGCCTCCTTTTAGGCCGCTACCGTATTGTCAATGGCGTAACCTACGCCAAACTTGCGTCGTGAGTGAACGAACCACGTCATTGAAGCCGTGATGAGAGCCGCCCGCCGATTGCTATTCTGCGCCCGAACAAACGGTTCCATCTCGCGTTCCCTTCCCGTGAGAAACACAAAGGACATGAGTTTCTCATTGAGGAAGTAAATCGTTGACCCGGTCGTGATAACAGAACCGTCAACCGCGCTTCGGATTGACTCGTCGGAAAACACTTCTGTACCTTTGACAAGGACAGACTCAAATCCCATGTCGTTAGTGTTGCGCTGTTGCGCGGCCTGAATGTTTACGAGGAAATCCAGACCGTTCGGGTCAATCATTCCCGTCGTCGGCATACCGCCCCTTCCCCGTGTGCAATCACTGTGAAGCTGAAATAAGCGGTTGCGGATCGCGGATTGCGTTGTGAGACCAGCAAACGTCCGACTCTGGTTTCTGTGATACGACTCGGCGGATTGGTCGATGCCGAGGTATACCAACGCGGACGTGGTATCCCGCGCAATCGCCAGACTCATCGGGTAGAGATCCGCGCCGCCGTTACCCTGCGCCTCGAACTCCACGAGAATCTGGTCGTTCATGGACTCGGAAAAACTTTCCTCCCCGTTGACGAGGATGCTTTGAACATAGGGGATGATCCGTTCGGGGCCGCTATTCATTGCGGCCTCCTCTGGATCGTAAACCAGCGGGCAGGCGATGTGTTGCCACTGTGCGATACCCGCGTTACTGAAGTCCTCTTTCGTCAGATCAAAAGTGTCCCCGACACGGTAGGATTTCGCCTGCGTGTTCTTGGACTTCATGTGAGCCACAATAACTTCACGGCCCCCATACTTCTCGACGTTCTTGGACTTCAACTGGCGGTCGAGGAATGCCCGGTTTTTGAAGATGTTGTCATAAAACTTCCGGTCACTCGTTCGACGTGCTGTACTCAAAACCATATTATCGACCAAGTCGGTAATAGTGGTGTTTGCCATGTTGAGTTACCTTCTTCTTGGGAAGTTAGAAGCGCCACGCGCCTCTACTACCCAGCGGTCAACCTTTGATACTCCTCTGCGAGCATGGTCGGATAGTCAGCTTCGGCCGCCTGCAAATTCCTAGTCGGCAAACTGGCGGAACTCTGTGATGCCGCTTCATTTGCTTTCAGCCGATTGAGAACGTCCTCGGTGGCGTTTGCTTTGGTCTGAGCTACCGCCCTGGGGCCTTTGACGGCCCAATAGATTTGCCATAACGACAATTTAGGATATACCGCGAAGACTTTGTCCATCTCAGGAATCATATCCGTGACATCATCCGGCAGACCATCAGCCTTCAATTTATCTCTGACCGATTGCAGTTCAGAATCCTTTTGCATGGTAAAGACCGTCAAACCGAGATTCTGAACCTCCTGCCTGAGTTGTGTCGATTCCTGATTCATGGCCTCCAACGGCTGTCGTAATGTCTCATCCACCTGTTCGAGCGGGATTTGCCTCTGACCGGACGCGGCCGTCTGAACCTGCTCAATCTGCGAGTTCAGAAATGCAAGCCGGTCTGTCGTCGCCTTCAATTTGACTTCCGCCTCCTGATTTTGAATGGCGAGTTGATTCTTTCTCTCAATTGCGCCCTTAAACTCAGGATTGGTATGTAGAGGATCCGGTTTAACGCCGGGTGTCCCCGTTGCTTGTGTCCCTTCTGCGGGTGTAGCGCCCCCGCCCGTCGCCGGTTGTGAAGGAACTGCGGCCAGTGTAGAGCCGCCCCCATCTGCCTGCCCCCCTGCGGTGGACGGTGCCGCGATTGGGCCTTCTCTTGGATTAGCGTCCAGTTCCATGTGATCCTCCTGCTTTTTATTAAGCCGTGTTCGTCACGGCGGACGAATTTGTTTGAAGGGAGTTGTAGACATCCCTGGCAGTACGTTCGATTTCCTTGTGCCATGCCTTCTTTTCGGCCGTGATGATCTTGCGGCGCTTTGGTCGAACCGGCATATTGACCTTATCCAACCCGATTCGTTTTCTTTTTGCCTCTTTTAATTTGGCGTATCGTTCGACTCTATACTCGGCCAGTGGATCACCTCTAAAGGGTATCGGTTCGAGTTCGTGCTTTCTGAGTAGCCGCCCGTGTTGTTCGGGAGTAGTTATCTCGATTGGACTGCCGGTTATATTTTCATCGACAAAGGGATACCGTTGCGGCCGGCTACCGGGGTGCGTTGTCTTTGTCAAGATCATCTGCGGGACACAGAAGATTTTGTTTGAAGGCATGGCGCATTTCGGACACGCCCGCCGCGAAGAATCGACGCTCATGGAAAGAGTCTCCTCAAATATGACATTACAACGCTCACATCCATATTCGTAACGGGGCATTATCGCTGTACCCCCGTTATTTCCGCAGGCAGTCCTGGGTTTGACGCCTGTTGGCGCTGGATCAGCCGTTGCTGAACATCCCTGCGCCTAAACGGCGGGAACGGTTCGGGATTCGGGAACGAATTGGGCGGTAATTCGGAAGATGATTCAGGTGGTGCGGAGGCGGCGGGGTTGCCTATAAGTCCGCCTTCCGCACCGGAAAATGGGATTTCTTCTTTTCTCAGCACGTCCTCCCACTCGTTCTGTTCGGCCAGAATCTCGGCCATTTCCTTGTCGTCAAAGTGTTGGGCGACAACACCCGGATTCGTGCCGAACAGCCGCGTAAATGCGTCATTGGTCATGGCGCGGCGTACCAGCGGATCTTTACGGATGGTCGAACCGGCTTGAATATCCAAATCCGCCTCCAAGTCTATTTCAGATTTATTCGTCAACACCTTCGGCGGTTCCGCCCCCGCCGCCTCCAACGTCACCGGCAGGAGGAACGTTGTGCGGACTCTCTGCATTTTCTTCCTCAGAGTACCCCGCACAGCGTCGGTAAAGAGATCAAGCCGTTCCGATTCCTTGACATCCGACTCCTGATTGATGAGTTGGGACTGTCCGAGCGTCGGCGCGGAAGCCGTGCCACCGAATCGCTCGGAAGTCAGCCCGAATAATTTGTTCAGTTCCGACAATGCCTTTTCGAGAGAATAGGTGTCGAGCGGCCTCGGTTGCGCTCCGCCCATGATACCCACAGCCTCACCTGCTCGGACGCTACCCTTCTTAATCGGGATTGCGACATTATCCTCGGTCGATTCGAGTTTGCCCATGCCGTTCTTGTCGAGGGCACCTTTCATCACGAGATATTTAATTACATCGTGAATACGGAGTTTCTTTATATGGTTGCTGGCCTGGTTGTACGCCTTCTGAGGCTCGATACCGAGCCACGCCAGGGGGATGCCGTAGAACTCATCGCCGTCCACGTTGATGAATTGCAGGTATGTGTACGATCCATGCTCCATACCAGGCGGCATGGGTTTTGGGGGGTGCAACATCTCGTCAAATCCTTCCGCAAACGTGAGAATCTGCTGTGTCTTCAAATCCTCGATGTAAATTATTTTCACCAATTGCGCCCGTGGGTCTTCCGGTATTTTTTCCTCGTTCTTAGTCGGCAGGTCTTTCCGGCCTCTGCCCTTTTCGAGGGATGCTTTCAAATCCTTGGTGTTGGTATATCGCTTGTCGGCTTTCACGTCTTCAAGAGGAACGTATTGAACCTCCCCTACCCATGTCGCGTTGACCAAATCCTCCTTCGCCATCGAATCGACAAGATGCAGAAACGGCGATACCCGCACCGTGCGGAAATGTTCGGCAACGCCGATCCTTCCAGGTTCCAATATCGGCTTGCCGTCTCTGCCGATCATCGGCTCCTCTTTGCCTTCGATCATGGTCGTCATGGGCTGACCGGCCTTGGGATTGTCTCTCATATCAATCTGGTATATTTCCCTGAATACGCCGATACTTGAAATGGTGTCCATCAAGACTTTTCTGGCTTCCTTCTTGAACGTCTGAGCGCCGTTATCCTCGTTTATCATGTGTTCGATGAGCCGTTTCATATTCTTGGCGCGGTCTTTGATTGGGATGTAATCTGCCTTGGCAAGATCGGCCTCCTTGTCCATCTTTTTCGGGTTGATCGTAATAGATGGATTCTTGAAGTAGATAGACGACCGCAAGGTCTGGACACCCGCGAGCATGAGCAGGATATTGATGACCTTATTTTTGTCTGTGGTATTCCCCTTGATGGCGTCGAGGCATGGATGCCAGAGCCGTTTAGCTACTTCGTCGCGCCATTTCTCCGACGCTTCAATCCGGCTTTTCCAGACTTGGACAAATTCGAGGTCGGCCTTTTTCTTCTCGTCGGAGTCGATTTCCTCTTTCGTCTTACGCGCCATCTTATTCCTCGTCCTCCATCATGCCCTTTTCAGTCTTGACGCCCATTTCCGTAGCCGTCTTATGCAACATCTTCTCCATGCTGTCGGACTCCTTGATGTTCTTTTCGTCGATACTCGTGATGAGAAGGCTACACCTGACCGTAGGCTTACCGGAGCCGTCAATGTCCACGTCATACCCCTTTTTCATCAATGCCATTAACACTTTCTTGGAGTCACCCTGTTCCACATCAGAAAACATCTTCGCGGCTGTTCCGGTCAAATGTATGATCTGCGGTTCTTTCATCGGGTCGTAGCGCGAAAGTTCTGCTTTCATGGCTACTCCCTGACCTTGTACTTGAGGGTGTATCCGCGAATCAGAGCCACGCCAAGACCCAACGGCCGTTCAGCTTTAATCGTGATCTGGTCGTAATACTCGGAATGGATGGGCGTGTATTCGAGCGTGTAGCCCAGCGTGTCGCTCGCATTCGACGCATAAACGCCAATCCCGGCTGACAGCGTAAACTGCCCCTGCGCCGTGTCATACATCTGCCGAAACGTCACGGCGTTGACGACGGTATCAGTCCTGTCAAATCGCGTGGACTTGTGAAGGATTGTCAGCCGCCAATCCTGATTGTCCCGTACCGCCACCCTCACCGTTTCGAGGTAGATGTTGGTGTCGTTCAGGAGCGTTCGTGTCGGCGTGGTCGTGTCCAAGGCCAGTGTATCGTTGTTGAAAACGAAAACGGGGATTGTGCGGTTGTTGTCGTCAAATGCCGAGTACGGCGTTCCCCGTTCCTGCAAACTCTGCGCCGTCGCTACACCCGCCAGAATCAAAATCATCAAACACGTATTGAGCAATCGTTTCATGTCGTCTCCTTATTTGGGATATGCGTATGCCGGTTCCGTTGAACCGTAGAAAATTTCGTCGAATTCATCCTTATCCAAAGTTTCGCCGGGTTCGAGTGTCCGTGTTCTGGCGACGATTCTTCCCGCGTAGGTATCGGCAATCACAACCACCCCGTTCTGCGTCTGAACAAACGGGCGTGACGCCAGAGCCATCCACATCGAGTCCGGGCCGTGGTCGTCAATTTTCTGAATTTCCTCCGGTTGGTTCCTATACCCTTCCAGACTCACCGGAAGCATGACCCGTTTCAGATTGCGCGTCTGCTCGATGAGCTCGGGGCAGGCTTTTGATATGTAGAGATACGGCGCTCCCGCCCTGCCTGTAAAGGGGTTGATATGTTTTGGATCAATCGCCATGAGATTTCGGACATGAGCGACGGCGGCTTTTTTGTTTCGAGTTGCAGGAGCATAGTCAAGCCCGTAATCTTCCGACCAGATTTCAGCTATACTACACCGCAATCCGTTTTTATCCTGAGTGGATTTGAACCCCGACCACGGATCAAGGAAGCTGTATGTGTAATCCTCCTGTACCGGCCGGCCGGTGATGGGGTCTGGAACCGTACACGCTTCTAGAATACCCTCGGCTATGACTCCGAGCGTTGCATTCTCTCCGCAAATAATATGTTCCTTGTAGCAGAAATGGTTGAAATTCTCGTCCACATACCAGAGCGTTGTAAAATTCTGGTTGGTCTGGCCGAAATCCGTGCCCCGCAGTTTCATGCCGTCGAAGGGGATGGACAAATCGTCCGGGTCATAGATGTGTTCTGGGCCGAAATTCTCATATACGAGTCCGGCCGTCGCGTCCCATGATCCTTCGACCAACCGGCGATACAGTGTAGGTTGATTCTTTTTCATAATTTCAAGCAGGCGGAGTGTGCGGTCTGGCAGATAGATGTTGTCAAATGTTTTGGTTTCGATAATACGCATTTGCGGATCGCCTTCGCCGTCTTTGGCGTCGAGATGGTTTTGATTCTTCTTGAATATCCGCCATACCCAATCGTGACCGCTGGGGTTAAACGTGAAGATAAGTTGGATGGGTTCGCCATCCTCATGCCGCAATCGGCCGAGGATGTGGAAGAAAATAAATTCGGTCAACTCCTCGATCTGGTCGAGGTACGCGAAACTGAAATCCGGCCCCTTGAAATCCTGCGGGTCGGTTCCGTGGCGGATATAGAGTTTCGCGCCGTTGTCAAAATAGATGATCTGTTCCTCTCCGTTGTAACGATCTTCCAATTTCGGAAATAGTTTCCATAATTTTGTCAGAATGGAATCGAGGAGTTTCGGGAAGTCCTTGCGGGCGACAAGTCCCAGCGCGTTCGGGCATCTCTGACACCGCATCACGGCTTTGATAAGCGCCGCCACCGTTTTGCCCGCGCCTATCCCGCCGCCGTATCCGAGCATGAGCGTCTGCCGGTCGCGTAGAAAATCCGACTGTTTCGGAAGCATCCGTATTTTTCTGGCTTCGGGTGGAGGCGGTAATTTAATCATGGCCGATAGCGAGCGCGTGACGATTTTGGATGAAGATATTGTCTCCGATTCTTTTTTCTCCGCGGCGGTTGGACGAGGGAACTGCCACCACCTCTGCGGGAGGTGAGTCGGCCTCGTGGCTGAGTGTGTACGTCCATGTATCGGTTTGCCATGTCCGGCGGCCGGCGGCGTCGAAGACCATGAAATGCAACATCACTCCGCCGTTCGTGTCTGTGAAGATTGAATCCCCGTAGGGTGTTGGCAAAAAATCGGCGTCGGCCGCGGTCAGTCGTGTAATCTCGCTGTCAAGGGAATTATATATCGTCGCTCGATGACTGCCGGAGTCCGACATTTGCAGAGAAAACTTATAGAATCCCCCATTGGACTGCGTATTAACTACAAGACTCCCCGATATGGGAGTAAATGTATTGGCATTTGTCTTTCGGAGGATGAGGGTGGTGGCGGCTCGCCCGAAGTTGATAACCTGCAGAAAATATCCCCGTGACGGCGCAGTTAACTTCAGATCGTCGGACGATTCCAGATAGGCATCACTCGTGGAACCTGTATCATGCCAGTAGAGTGCGGCGAACTTCAATCCAGCCGCCCCCCCATTCGCGGCCGAGTCCTCGTCGGAGTCTCGCTCATTGAACATATAGAAAATCCATGTGACCGTATCTTCCTCGTTCGTGTCTCCGGCGCGGCCGGTAAAAGATACCGGCGATGGAAAGGACTCATAGATATTGTTGTAGGGTGTGGCGGCGGCGGAGACGGCAAAGGCGGTCATCGAGAGAGAATTGGAGTCAAAGTACATAACGGCGAATGTATCTTGCGACTCATCCAAAAATAAAATATACGAATCATTTGAAGTGTCTTGGCCCGTTGCTCGGAGGAAAAAATTTGTGTTGTCGATGAAATTATCGGTCAACATGGTGGAATCCTCCTTCACGGCAAATGCCGGACAACTACCGGCCAAGAACAAAATCAACCCCAAACAAACCCCGGAGACTCCGCGCACGATCCCTCACCTCCGTTCCCGAAAATTCATCCCAACCTAGTGACCGAAACTCATCGGCTACGGTATCGGGACATGTAATTTTGCAAAAACTCAATGTGTCGCCGGTGAGCCAGACACACTTTGCCGCATACTGGGAATACGTATCTGCGATCGCAACTTGGGTGCCGCCATCCTTCTGTATGGCCGGCACGAGCATATAGACCGTTGTATCCTCAGCCCGCGCAGGCATGACGAAGCATACGCCGATCAGTATCGCGGCCATGAGGATGAGATAGACGATCAGGAATTTTTCCTCGCGGTTGAAAAAGTTGCCGGTGATATTTTTCATTGTGTAATTACCGAGGCTCGATCATCGGAAAGACCATATCCACGGGCGGGGATGGGACTGGGAGAATCATGTTCGATCACGAGTGGGCTTTCGTCGGCGTTGTTCAACCCGGCGATAGTCTGCTTGCCGCCGCTGACCCTGCCGAGAAGTTCTATACCCTTCTGCCGTTCCGCTTTCGATCCGGTGGTAGCCAGAAGCAGAGCGCCCATGCGGGCGATTTTCTGCTGGTAGTTGAGACGGGCATCGTCCTCAACCTCTTGGCATGCGTCATCAAGCCAGCCGCGCATCACGTCCGCCCATTTTTTATTCTCACCGTGGACGACGTGCGCCTTTTTCAG